TGGCGTTATTCGGCATAGTGTCGAGCCATTCCTGACCCGTAGGATGCATGAGCGGCGGACGTACTGCAAAATAGAGTGGCTGAATTCAATTCGAGATAAACCCACACGAGCGCGGTCATTTGAAGCGCGCTCTGCAATGAAAATGGTGTATCTGCCGCGCGTAGAATGGGGCGATAGATTACTTGACCAATTATTGCGTTTTCCCGCAGGTGGCCAAGGTAAAGACGATGCCGTTGACGTTTGTAGTATTATGGCGCGAGCTATTGACAGTATGACAGATGGAGCTTATCCTACGGCGGAAGTAAAGCCTGCGCGTCGTATGAAATGGGATCAAGAATCCGATGATGACGTTAACAGCTGGAGGACACTGTAGTGACTATTGTTGCAAATAATCTCCGCACAGCGATGACGGTTTCATTTACCGGCACCACGACCAGCGATGAAATGCCTGTCTCTCGCGGTTACTTTTTCGTCAAGATTAAAGGCGGCTCCGGCACTGTTGTTTTGGAGCGTTTTGACGTGGCGCAAAACGAGTGGGACATTGCTGACACCTTCACGGCTGACACGGCAAAAAACTTTTATGAGGCTGTCGGAAACACCGCTTACCGTTTGCGCTGCACCGTTTATACGTCCGGCACGATTAAGGGCACGATTGCCGCGCCAGCCGTTCAGGTGCCTAGCTGATGCAGCAAGATGATCTCGACAAGCTGTTGAAATGGTACGATGACGCGGATGAGGCGTCATTGGATAGCCGCGAGAATTCAGAGCGTGATCGGGATTATTATGACGGGTATCAGTGGACGGCCGAAGAAATTGAGACGCTGGCAAAGCGAAAACAGCCCCCTATTGTCGTTAACCGAATCCGCCGCAAGATTAACTATGTGCTAGGCTATGAGCAGCGGTTGCGCACTGACCCCCGCGCAATGCCGAGGACGCCCAAGCACGAGGACGCTGCCAAAGCAGCGACCGACGCGCTGCGGTATATCGTCGAGACTAACCGATTTGACCGCCTCAAAAGTTCCGTGTTTGCAAACATGGTGGTGGAAGGGTTTGGTGGTTGTGAGATTAGCCTTAAACAAGGCCGTGACGGTATCGATATCGTCCTAAAGCACGTCCATTGGGATAGGCTCTTTTACGATCCGCACAGCCGGGAACGCGACTTTAACGATGCGCGGTATGTCGGGACGGTAACGTGGATTGATGAGGCCCTGCTGCGAGCGCAGTTTCCGAATAAAAAAGGCGTCATAGACAGCACTGGCCTAGGCAATAAAAGCCTTGGCGAAACGTACGACGACAAGCCGCGCCGGTGGTGGACGACTCAGCGCCGCGACCGGATGAAGGTTATCGCGATTTTCTACCGCGAACCCGGCAAAGGCTGGATGCATGCCATTTTTACGGATGGCGGCTTCCTCAAAGAGCCTGAATTGATCCCGTATCAGGATGAGGACGGCAACAACTGGTGCCCGCTCATTATGCAGTCCGCTTATGTTGACCGCGACAACATGCGGTATGGCGAAGTACGGGAATTGATCGGGTTGCAAGACGAGATCAACAAACGCCGTTCTAAGGCGTTGCACCTTCTCACCATGCGCCAGGTGGTTATGGAGGAAGGTTCCGTTCGTGACGTGAATGATGTTCGCAGTCAGTTGGCGCAAGCGGATGGTGTGATAACGGTTGCCCCTGGTCTGCGATTTGAAATTTTGCCAAACAACGACATGGCGCAAGGGCAATTTGAGTTGCTGGCAGAAGCCAAGAATGAAATTGACCTGACCGGCGCAAACGCTGCCCTGATGGGCAAAGATCAGCTTGGGTTGTCCGGCAAAGCGATTCAGGCGCAACAGCAGGGTGGCGCGACCGAGCTGCAACCCTTGATGGATGCACTGCGGGATTGGCATTTGACGGTGTTGCGGCGCTGCTGGCAGTTGGTGCGCCAGTATTGGACAGAGGAACGCTGGGTTCGTGTCACGGACGACGAGAACAATTTGCGTTTCGTTGGTCTGAACAAGCCCGTAACCGCTGGTGAGATGCTACAACAGCGGTTTCAGCAATTACCGCCCGAGGAACAGCAAGCGCGCGCACAAGAGCTGGAAATGGCGCTGCAAGACCCGCGTGCGCAGCAGATCGTGGACACCGAGAACGAAGTCGCTGAACTGGATGTGGACATCTACATCGAGGAACAGCCGGACATTATTACGCTGCAGTCTGAACAGTTTGAGCAATTGGCGCAAATGGCGGGCGCTGGTGTGCCGATTCCGCCGGATGTGCTGATTGAGGCATCCAGCCTCCGCAACAAGAAGCAGCTTCTTGAGATGATGCGGCAAGGGCAGGCACCAGACCCACGGGCAGAAGCAGAAGCCCGCAAAACGGAATCTGAAACCGTCAAAAACGAGACACAGGCGCAGTTGAACCTCGCCAAGGCCGGGCAAACCCAAGTGGGGTCCCGACTTGATGTGGCGCAGGCATTGCAGCCGCAACAGACACCTCCGCAAGAGGTTGCCGCCGCCGGGTAATCGGGCGATCTGGCCGCCGCAGCACGGGCGATTTAGAGGATAAACGATCATGAGCAACGGACTTGAAAACCTTTATGAATCACTGACTGGCGCTGAAATCGAGGCTGAAAAGCCGGAACAGGAACAGAAGCCGGAACAGACCGAAGAAGTAAAGGATGAGGGCGTTAAAGAGGAATCCGCGCCGCCTGCGGAATCACAAGCACCTGCAAAAGATGAGCGTTTCATCCCGATCAATGCACTTTTGGACGAGCGCGAAAAGCGTCAGCGTCTGGAAGCCGAACTGGCGCAGTACAAGGCGAAAGTCGAGCCTGCGAAAGAGGATACCACCGAGGATGATCTTTTTAGCAATCCCGCTGAAGTTCTGAAACGGGTGCAGATGGAAGCGTATGCAGCAGCTCGCCGAGACATGATCAACATGTCAGAAGCGATTTTGTTCGAAACAAAGCCGGATGCACAAGAGAAGATCGACGCTTTTAAAGAGGCGGTTCAACAGAATCCAACCCTTTATCAGCAAATGCTTCAACATCCCAACCCTGCCGGTTTTGCCTACCAGGAAGGCTCAAAGTTTCTATCTGTGAAATCCATGCCGACTGACATGGCAGCATATGAAAAAGAACTGCGGGCCAAGATTGAGGCAGAACTAGCAGCCAAGTACGGCCAAAAGACAAGCAAATTGCCATCGTCCATCCCGACAACCTTCTCCGATACGCCGAATGTGAAACCGGAAGCTGATGAAGCCCCGGACGCGCTCGACATTGGAGCAATTCTTAAAGCCGCCAGACGATAGGAGTCATTATGGCAGAGACTAGGGCCGCGACGGGCCATATTGTGCAACGCTGGGATGGTAAATACTTTACCCAGTATCTTCAGGAAAACCGATTCACCAATTATATGGGTGATGACGTTAACAGCGTTATTCAAGTCAACAAAGACCTGCGTAACGTTAAAGGGAAAACCGTTACATTCGGGCTTGTCAACAAACTCGTTGGCACTGGTGTAACTGGATCAGCAACCCTTGAGGGCGCCGAAGAAGACCTGCGTACCCGTTCGTTTACCGTCAATGTGGACAAACGGCGTCATGCAGTCATCGTGCCTGAAATCGAAGAGCAGTATAGCGCAATTACGCTGCGTGATGCCGCTCGCGAGGCGTTGATGGATTGGAACATGGAAAACCTGCGGGATCGCGTCATTACCGCGCTGGGTTCCATTAACGGCGTTGCTTATGGTTCGGCTACGGCTGGCCAGCGCAACACGTGGCTTGTCAACAACAGCGACCGTGTGCTGTATGGTAACGCCAAAGGCAATGCGTCTTCGGGCGTTCATGCCACGGCTCTTGCCAACATTGACAACACCAACGACAAGCTGACGAGCGCCAGCATTGACTTGATGAAGCGGATGGCTCTTGAGGCTTCGCCCAAGATTCGCCCGATTCGTGTTGGTAATGATACCCGTTCGTTCGTGCTGTTCTGCGGCACACGCACGTTCCGGGATCTGAAGCGGGATACGACCCTGATGCAGGCCCAACGTGATGCTCTGCCGCGCAGCAAGGACAACCCGCTGTTCCGTGGTGGCGATCTGCTCTGGGATAACGTTGTGATCCATGAGATCGACGACATCCCGGTTTACACGGGCGTTGGTGCTGGTAGCATCGACGTTTCGCCGGTGTATTTCTGCGGTGCGCAAGCGCTGGCCTATGCCATTGCAAAACCCACCTACACAATCACTGACGATCGTGATTATGAGGACAAAAAAGGCGTTTCGGTCAACATTATCGATGGTGTTGAGAAGATGCGTTTCGGCACGTCCGCAACCACAGACACCGGCACCACGAAAGACAACGGTCTTCTGACCGGGTTCTTTGCCGCTGTCGCTGACGCCTAAGGAGGATTCAACTATGGCTACTCTTACTGCTCCCCAAGCGGCTGCATCGTTTCCCGTGTTTGAAAGCGTGGGACGTGGTGTGCTGCACGTTGCAACAGGTTCGATTACCCTTGCAACAAACCCGACCGCCGCTGACATTCTTGAGTTCTGCTTTATTCCGGCAGGTGCAACAATTGTCGGCGGTTATCTGCGCGGTGACGACATCGACACCGGGACGGAAGCTCTCGACATCGACATCGGCTGGGAAGCCAATGGTGTTGAGGCTGCCGACACTGACGGTCTTGGTAATTTTGGTGTAATTACCGGGGATGCCGTGACCGAACTGAAACCGGAAGTTTCGATTTTCCTGCCGCTCAATGGAACGCTGAAAAGCGGGCCTAAAACCTTCACCAATAAAACCAAGATCACGGGCGTTGTGAACGCGCCCGCGAACGCTGGTGGCACTGGTGTTCTTTGGCTCACTGTGTTCTACACGGTAAACTAATGCCGTCTTTTCTGTACCGGGGCGAATACCCGGAACAGGGTTATGTTGATGTGTATGGCGTGGTGTTTCATCCTGAGACACCCGCCAACATCACAGACCCGGTTGCTGTGGCGAAAGTGCGCAGCAATCGCTTTTTTGAGGAAGTGAACAATGGCGACATTGACAAAAGCGGACATCCGCAACCGGGTATTGCAGAGGATGCGGGTACTGGGGCAGGGCCAGACAGCCAGCGCCGAAGAGGCCGCCCACGTCGATCAGCATATTGAGTTTTTACACAATGAGCTTGAAGCGCGTGACCTTGCGCGTATCGGCTCATTGACTTGGACTGTGGATAGCATTCCGGATTATCTGGCTGAGGCATATACCATCATGGCTGCATTCAGGGCATCGCCATTGTTTGGCCGCCAGACAAGCTATGATGAATATACAATGGGCGAGCATATGCTGCGGCGCATTATCTCCATGCCGCAAGATAATGATCCGATTAAAACGGTGTATTACTGATGACAAACATTCCGCTGCCTTCCAATTACGGTAAAGGTGAATCGCTTCGTTTTGATGCGTCGCGGCTTGATAACCTTTATGCCGTCCCTGCTATTCAAGGCAGTGGCGCAAGATCGCCGTTTTACCTGAAAGGATCACCTGGTTTTGATGTTTTTGCAAACATATCTCCAACATCATCCAGCAGGATGATTTATGACGTTAGAGGTGTTTTATATGCTGTTGTAGGAGAAGATTTGTATGAAATTAGTTCAGGAGGTGCATACCTAAATAAAGGCACAATTGTTGGTATTAATGATGTATCAAGAGCAAAAA